TATTTAAGACATGTAAAATATAATGATAGATATGTTATTTGATTTTTTATTTTTGTGGGGTAGCTCAATGGTAGAGCAGCTGGTTGTTAACCAGAAGGTTGGGGGTTCGAAACCCTCCCCCACAGCCATTTATCTTTTGCTTGGAGGTATAAAATAATGAGTGTAATTGAAAAGTTAAAAGATAAATTAAATTCGAGACAGTATCCAGATGATAAGATTAAGTTTATACTTGCAAATATGGAAAAAGAAGATATTCCTAAAAATTATAGTGTTCTGCATAAGTTTTTATATCATTTAATGCAAACTAATAGTAATTATAAAAAATTATTAAACGAATTTACATTTAATAAATCTTGTATTTTTCCGTATTCTAAATTATTGAGTAAAATTTTATATCGATTAGAGGCTTCAAATTATTTAATTAATGATAATTTTAACTCTGATAGATATAAGATAGAACAGGGTTTAGATACGGATGGGTATAAGGAGAAATTTAGTAGTAAAGAAATAATTATTTTAAAAGAAATAAGTCAGGAATTAGACAAGTTATTTCTTTAATACAGGAGGATTAAAATGGAGATATCTGAAAAGTTATTAAAAAGATTTAAAGAATTATATAAGAAAAAAGAAGAAATGAAAGATGCAAGCTTAAAATATACAAGGCAATATAATAAAATGATGGAAGAAACAGGAGAATATAATTATGAATATAATTATGAAGTTCCTTTTGATAGAATAGAACTTAATGAAAGAAATAAAAATTTTTTAAAGGATTTATAAGACAGTATGGCCGAATTGGTTAAGGCGGAGGACTGCAAATCCTCTTTGTGTCGGTTCGAGTCCGACTACTGTCTCCAAAATTTAAGAGGGGGTATAGTTTAAATGGTAGAGCCGGAGACTTCCAATCTCCAAGTGAGGGTTCGATTCCCTTTGCCCCCTCCATTTTTATTAAAATTACAATTAGGACAAATGTCCTGTTTTAGGTTAATGTTTTTTTGTTTTAATATTGCTGAATATTATGATTATTTTTAAGGAGGTGTAAAAATTGGATTTTTTGACTATTAATAATATGATTTTTATAGCAATAGGTATTGTTCTTGGACTTATCCCTTATTTTTTATCAGGAAAAGGATCTAAAGAAGCTGTTGTATTTTTATTAAACTTATTTTTAGAAATATTAGATGAATTTGATTTTGATGATCTGGATAAGAAAGAGATTTTATTCTATCTTTTTGATAAGATAATAAGAAGCGATTTTAACTCTGATTTTGTAGAGGAAGCTATTAAGGAGGTATATGAGGATAAATTTGTTAGTTATTTTTGATTAAGGTGGAGGGATATGAATAAAAATTTATTTGAACAGTTTAAGCAATATGATTTAGAAATAAAAGAAAGAAAGTCTTTGTTAAGAATAAAGGAATGGTACGAAAATTGGGAAGGTACTTATATTTCTTTTAGTGGAGGAGTGGATTCTACAGTATTGGCTGATTTAGTTCATAGAAATTATTCTGATGTTCCTTTATTGTTCTCCAATACTGGTTTAGAATATCCTGAGTTAGTAGATTTTGTGTACTCTTTTATTGAGAATAAAGATAAAGTAAAAGAATATAAAGAAGGCAAGGTAAGAATTAAATATTATTTTGAAGATAACATTTATGTGGTTTTTCCAGAAAAAAGTTTTAAGGAAGTTATTGACGAATATGGATATCCTGTAATTTCTAAAAGAACAGCAAGATCTATAAGAGATCTTCAAAATCCTACAGAAAATAATGAAGCTACCAGAAGAACTAGATTAACTGGCAGGATGAAAAACGGTAAAAAGACTCAAGTAGGTAAGTTATCAGATAAATGGTTGCATAAATTTTTTGATGTTATTGATAGAGAGAATCTTGAAATAAAAGATAAAGCAGATTTTAAAGTTGGCTACCAATGTTGTAATGTAATGAAGAAAAGACCATTTCATAAGTTTGAGAAGCTTACTGATAGAAAACCATATGTAGGTACTATGGCTACTGAAAGTATGTATAGAAAAAATAATTATTTGAGATATGGATGTAATGCTTTTGATTTAAAGAAACCTCAATCTAGACCTTTATCCTTTTGGAAAAAGACTGATATTTTAGAGTATATTAAAAAATATAACATACCTTATTGTAAAAAGATATACGGAGAAATAAAAGAAAATGAGAATGGTGAATTTTATACAACAAAAGAACAGAGAACAGGTTGTATTTTTTGTATGTTTGGTGTGCATTTAGAAGAAGAACCTAATAGATTTCAAAGATTGAAAAAAACTCATCCTAAATTATGGAATTACTGTATGAATCATTTAAAGCTAAAAGATGTTTTAGAGTTTATTAATGTTCCTTATGAATAAGGGATTAACTTCTGTTTATTTTAAAATTTTATGAGAGGTGGTATAAGATGAGAAATAGATATAAAGTAATAATAGATAATTTGGATAAAATGACAGATGCAGCTGCTCAAATAGTTGCGGCTTATGTAGCGTCAGAAAGAGATAGACCTAAAGATCCTGACCTTGTTAATGATATTAATGAAGTATTAAGAAGTAATCCTGATCTTCCTAATAATATTAAAGATTTAGATCACGCACTTATGGATATGTATGAGGAATTGTTTTTAAGATGGAGAGATGAAGGCAAACTTTCTGAAAAAACAAAAATAACAAAAGATAAAACCGTTAGCGTTGTAGAGCAATTATTAGATAGAAAATAAAAAATAAAGAGGTGAATTTTATATGCCAGTAGATATGGTTAAACAAAAAGCAGAAGAACACAATATTTCTGTAGAAGAAGCTGAAAAGAAGTGGAAGAAAGCAAAAGAAGTGGTTAAAGACCAGTATGATTTGGACGAAGATGACGGAGAAGACTTTTGGGCTTTAGTTAACGGAGTTTTTAGCAATATGCTTGGAGAAAGTATTAAAATTGTTAGCAGTCAGGATGATAATGATATTGAAATAATAAAAGTTAATTAATAATATAAAGGAGATTTAGACTTTATGTCAACATTCATTGGACACGTATATGAATTTAAAGTTAAGAAAATTAATAGAATTCTCGATGGAGATACCATTGACGCTACTTTAGATGTTGGTTTTGGTATGAGTTATAAAGCAAAATTTAGGATGTCAGGATATACTGCACCTAGTACTTGGAGACCAATATCTGAAGAAGAAAATAAAGCAGGAATTGAAGTGACTAAGTATTTAGAAGAACTAATTAATAAATATAAAGATAAAGATAGATTGTTTGTCAGGAGTCATAAATTAGGTATTTATGGTAGATATAGTGCAGAACTTTTAGCTAAACAAGAAGATGGTTCTTTTGTTTCAATTAATGATATGGTTAAAGAATTTATAGATGATAATAATTATTCTGTTGATAGATTTCAATAGAATATGAAATTGAATATGAAAAAGGAGGTATTATAGTGTGATTGGAGAATTTAATGGTGTTAAACATGTTGCAAAAAATGTTAATTTGTTTGCAGAAGAAACTATTATTTGGAACGGTACAGATACAGAAAAGGTAACTTCTGATATTGGTGTACCAAATAGAGATAAAATAATAGTTAGAATTGATAATCAGTCAGGGGAAGATCTTGATGTGCAATTTCAATTTAAACTTGATGAGGAGTACCTTGATTATTTAGGTGCTGATGGTGAGTTGTTAGGTTTTACTATTCATAACAATGAACATAACGTATATGGTCCGATACAAGGATTTCCTAGATATGATGGGGGTAGAATCGTATTAACTGCTGCATCTGCTCCTACTGATGGTAATGAGACAACTGTGCAGGTGCAGGAGGTGTAGTTTATGGGTTTTCCGTTTACACAACCACAGGATAGACCAATAAATAAAAATATAATAATGCCTTCTCCTGCTATGGATATTGATATAGATGAGGATGAGGGTGAAGTTTATATAGAAAGTATTGATATGGAATTTAATTTAGATACATTAAAATTTGAAGAATTACTTTATGGGTTTGAATTTACTGTTTTAGAATATGGCACTGAAGATCCAGTAGAAGGTGCAGATATAACAATAACAAGTAGTGATGAAATTGGCGAGCAAGAGACAAAAACAGAAAAAACTGATAGTAACGGTGATGTACAAATATTAGATATATTAAATCAAACAGAGTATGGTACATTAGAATATGACCATCATGAATATTATAGTAATATAGAATATATGAATGTAAATTTTGATAGAATAAGAGCAGTTGGAGAAGACTTAATAATAGAAAGCACTCTTTACATGCAACCTTTAACAGAAGATTTGCCGGGGATAAGTAATGAGATTAATGAATTAAGTATAACTTTTGAAGATATAGAATGGGAAGAGATAATTTAACAACTAATTTAATTTAAACCCATTAAAAAGTTTTTATAATTATGTAAGTTTAAGGAGGTTAACTCGTGAGGGGTAACTTGGATTTAATTGAAGAAAGAAGATATCCTTCAGATTATGAAGAAGCTGTAGAACTAGTTTTGAATAAATTAAACAAGATATTAATTGAAAATTATAATATAACATTATTTCAACTAAAACATGAAGATTTAGTTAAAATGCATAATATTGCTGATAATTTAATTGATATGTGGTATTCTAATGCATCAGAAGAATTTATTTGTCATTTGTCTGAGGGTTGCTCTAGAAACTTTAGTTTAAATTTTTATGAAGATCATTGTGATTGGATAAATTCTTTTTTAAAATTTGAAAATGTAGATCAAGACATTAAGAACATAGTAAAAAAGTATTAAACTTATTTCTAAGTAAAGATTATTTGAATTTTTTGGTATTATTTTTGTGAAAATAAGAGTTAAACTCTTGACAAATACTTTAATTTGTGGTATAATGTATAATGAGATAAGTGTTGTTTATTGATAGACAGAAAGAAGGTGGTAGCTTAGATGGACAGAGGCATTAAAATATTGAAAGAGATTTTTAGCAAGCCTGATGTTATCCAGGTTTGGAAATGTGAAATTTGCGAGCACGAATATCAGGGTTTTAGAAAACCTGATAAATGTCCTTTTTGTGGTGTTGATGCATCTTACTTATCTTATCCGTCTGTGTATGAACTTACTCCTGTTACAGATTTAAGTTCAAAAACAAAAGAAAATGCAGAAAAAGCATTAGAAGTTGAGGCTAGAGACGAGGCATTTTATCGTAGATGTGAAGAAGAGGCTGATGATTTTATTTTACAGACATATTTTAGATCAGCGAGAAGAAACGAAGGTTATCATAAAGAATATTTAGCAGATCTCCTTCAGATTGATCCTCCAGAACTGCCTACTTCTTTTGATTTCCCTTTTCCTAGTTCTGATTTAGAAATGTTAAGAATTTCATCTGAAATTGAACATGAGGCTGTTATACATTATAATGAGTCTGCTCAAGTTACTGAGAATAAAAGAGCTTATGAACTTTTTGCTTCTTTTGCAGATGTAGAATTTAATCATATGAATGTATTTGAAAGTTTAAAATAAGTTTTTAAAATAATATTTTAAAGGAGTGTAAGATATGAATAATTATAGAGAACCTAAGAAAGTTTCTACTTTAGAAGAGTATAAAAAAGAAGATGTAGTTAAAGAAAATGAAGAAGTAGAAGAGGAGTTAGAAGAAAAAGAAGTAAAAGATGAAGAAGTAAAAGAGAGTGCTGAACAAGAAGTAGAGAAAGAAGACTTGGAAGAAGATGTTGAATTAATCAAAGGGTATTCCTTAGCTGTATATAAGTCTCCTAATGTTATACAAGACTATAAAAGATTAGAATGTGAAAGTTTTGAAGAAATAATAGAATCTTGGTTAGATGAGTTTATGGAAAACCCTGCTAGAGTATCGATAACTGCTGAAGAATCTCAAGCAGAAGATTTAGTAGAATGGGCTAAAGAAAATAAAGAATTTGTTCTTGAAAAGATAGAAGACTATGGTGCTGATGATTATATTAATACTGAAGTATTTATGGCTAGATTAGATGAATCTAAAGTTTATGGTTTTACAGCAGGTGCTCCTCAAGAAGTTTCTCCTTTTAGTACTGGATAAACATAAGTATAATTTATCTTTAATATTGCTTATTTTTGTGGGGACATAGCGAACACTAGTTCTTTATAATGTAAACTTAAGTATTAAAAAGAATGTCCAAGGAATATTGTAGGAGGTGATTGGTTATAGCTTTTTTAAAAGAGGCAGTAAGAAGCTGGCTCGATATTGATTATAATTACCAAATTGAATCCGTTAATTTTGATGAAGAAGAAGGCTTATCTAATATGATGTCTTCAAATCAAAATATGTGGAAGATTGTAACACAAATAAGAACAGTATCGTCTAATAGACAGAGAGAATATCAAGAGTACGATAGAATGGAACAGGATGTTTTAATATCATCTGCATTAGAATTATATGCAGATGAATCTACTCAGCAAAATGATAGAGGGGAAATAGCTTGGGTAGAATCTTCAGATGACCCTGAGTTAGCAGAATTTTTAAATGAAAAATTAGAGGATTTTAAAGTTAAAGATAAGATCTGGAGTTGGGCTTACGAGTTAGCTAAAAATGGAGAAGTTTATGAAGAACTTTTTGATGTTAATAATGAAAATAACGGTAATGAAGGCATTTCTGACTATACTGAAACAGTTGATAAACCTCACGAGGTATTTAATCTAAAGAAAAAAGGTAAAACAATAAATTTTGCAGTAGTTGATACTTCAGAAACTAATTTGCAGAGCAATAAAAATAGCATTAAGCTTTATGATCCTTATAAATTTGTTCATTTTTGTATGACTGCTTCGAGTAAATCAGAAAATTTAACGATTAAAGATAAAACTAATGATAAAGAGGAAACATATAAGATAAAAAGAGGTAGAGGTATTCTAGAGAATATTGTTACTACCTATAGAATTTTAAGGCTTTTAGAGAATTCGATGATTACTTCAAGGCTTACAAGATCTTCAATACTTAGGCTTTTTGAGTTAGAGGTTGGAGAAAAATCTCCTAAAAAGGTACGAGGAATGGTAAGTAAGTTTAAAAATCTAATAGGATCTCAGGAAAATTTTGATGTTGATTCTGGATTATATCAGACTCAAAATAATCCGGGACCTATGATAAATCCAATTGTTGTACCTACAAAGAACGGTGTTGGTAGTATTAATGTTCAAGAATATGGTGGAAATACTGATGTTCATGGTATAACTGATATAGATTATTTCAGAAATAAATTATTTGCTGGTTTAAAAGTAACCAAAGCATTTTTAGGTTGGGAGGAATGTTTAAGAAAAAATACTGAAATTACATTTTTAGACGGAACTACAAGGACCATAGGTGAAATAGTAAAAAATAAAGATAAATATGTAGGTAAAGGTATTTTATCATGTAATACAGACGGTAAAATAGTACCTACAAAAATTATTCATGCTAAGAAAACTAGAAAAGATGCTAACTTTGTTAGAGTGCATTTAGATAACGGTAAATATGTTGATGCAACTCCCGATCATCCTTTTATGTTGAGAGATGGTAGTTTTAAAGATGCTGGTGAATTAGAAAAAGAAGATAGATTAATGCCTTTATATTCTAAAATAAAGAGAGGCAGAAGACATATAAAGGATAATAAAACAAACGAGTGGAAGCTTGAACATAGACTAGTTGCTGAAACTGAACATGGAAGAATTCCTAATGGATATCATGTTCATCATAAAAATAGGAGAAAAATAGATAATAGCTTTGATAACCTTGAATTATTGTCTGCTGTTGATCATTGTAGAGAGCATGGAGTTGAACTTCATAAAGCTTATAAAGAATCTGATTTTTCACATAGCGATGAAACTAAACAGAAAATATCAGAAGCTCTTAAAGGTGTTCCAAAACCAGAGCATCATGGAAGGAATGTGTCTAAAGCTTTAACAGGCAAGCCTAGTAATAATCCTTTTAAAGAAGGAGAAAATAATGTTTTGGTTTGGAATGAAGATGCTAGAGAAAATCACAGACAGGCATTGTTGGATTACCATTCTAATGGAGGAACTGTTTGGCAACAAAGAGAAAAATATTCAGAAGAGGATGTCCTTGAATGGCAAGAAAAAATTAAAAAAGCAAGATGGGATGGAAAAAGAATTAAGTTTGATTATACAGTTGTATGCAATAACTGTGGAGAAGAAATCGTCAAGCATATTACTCCAGATAAATATGAAAAATTACTTGACGGTATAGGTAATGTGTTTTGTGGTCAGGAATGTCAAACGGCAATGAGAAATCAAGTTAGAGCAGAAAATTTTTATAGAGAGTTACAAAAAGAATATGATAAAGTTACTAAAGAGATTTATTCGAATAATAAACCTAGAGGGTATATGTTATATGATAATTTAATGGAATATTTGAACGATAAACCTGATTTAAAAAAATTATCTGAATCTGTTAATCATAAGGTAGTTAAAGTTGAAGAATTAGATGTTATTGAGGATGCTTATGATATTGGTGTAGAAAATGAAAGTCACACTTTTGGATTAATGAATGCTGGTATTTTTGTTCATAATTCGTTGCCGGGAGGATTAGGAAATGCTACTCTTACTAAATTAGATGTAAGGTTTTCTAGATCAGTTAAAAGAGTAATAAAAGCTTTAGAAGAAGGAATACAGGATTTATTAAATATATATTTAATAAAATCAGGCAGAGAGGACGAAGTAAATAAATTTAAAGTTAAAGTAACTGCTCCTGTTACTGTAGAAGAATTAGAAAAAGTTGAGGAGCTTAGTGAGAAGATGAGAGTTGTAGATGATATAGTATCTTTGCTTGATAGATATATAGACGAGAATGATGTGGATTTAACATCAGCTACTAAGTTTTTAATTGATAGAGTTTTAAAATATCCTGATTTAAGAAAAGTAGCTTTTATTGATGAAGAGGATAAGAAAGATAATGAAGATGATGACGAAGATGAAGAAGAAAGAGGTTTTAGGGGGAGATGATAGTTTGTGGATAGGAGAGATGTGCTGGAAGTTTTACATCAAATAGCTTTTTCTGATCAGGAGGAGGCACATAGAGCAGAAGAATACATTGATTTAGTTTTAGATTCTGAAGAAGTACCTCAGGAGGTTTATCAATTTTTATTCTCATTGTCTGATTACGCTAAGGATTTTTTCATGAGGATGGAAAGCAAAATATTTTATAAGAACTTCAAAAAATTTGATAAAATTGAAGACATAGAAAAAGCTAAAGCAATATCTTCTTTTATTACCCATTCTTTAATAGAAATTGAGCATGGAAATGTTGATCTGGATAAATTAAAAGATGATTTAAGATTAAATGATTTTTTAGCTTACTTAGGATTTTATTTAGAAACAGGTAAATTACCTGCTACTTGCATAGATTTAGTGGAAATTATAATTAATGAAATTGACCAGCTTCAAGAGGTTAATTTGAAGCAGGGAGGTGATGTGGATAAATGAAACTCTTAGAAGATACAATAAGAGCTGACGATAATTTTGAAACTTTGAAGGAGTCTAAAGAACTTCCTAGTGGCGTTTTGAGAAGGATCAAAGGACCTCTAGCTGATTATACTAAAGAAACTAGAAACGGTAGAAGGTATAAGAAAGAATTATGGGAAAATGTTTTAGAATCCGACTTAGTTAAAGAAATGAAAGAAACCAAAACATTTTTTGGAGAGGCAGATCATCCTCCAGAGCAAGAAGATAGATTAGAAATAGAACTTAAACAAGTATCTCATCATATAAATGATGCTTGGATAAATGAAAATAAAGGAGTAGTAGAAGGAGTAATAGATATACTAGATACTCCGAATGGCAGAATATTGGATTCTTTATACGAATACGGATCTAAAATAGGAGCATCTTCTAGGGGAGCAGGTAATGTTGTTAAAGAAAACGGAGAACAGGTGGTTGAGTCTGATTCGTATTTCTTTGTTACTTGGGATATGGTTGCTTTGCCCTCGAATAAACCTGCTAGATTAGAATCTTTCAATGAAGGAAATGATATTAATATAGAAAAGAAGAGAAATAAGGTTATAAACTCTATGAAGAAGCAGGTAGAAGATGCTATTGCAAATGGCGATAAAAAAGAGTTAATTAGAATGAAGAATTTAATAAAATCTACTGAAAACGAAAAATTTAATCCTTTAGTAGAAAAATTAGAAAATTCTATCAAAACTGGGTGTACTGGTTGTAAAGATGATAATAAGATAGAAAGACTAAAGGAAGATTTAAAAGAAGCACACGAACGGATTGCAGAAATTAAATCTGGAATGGATATATCATCTGGTGGCGGAGTTGTTCATAAAATTAATAAGTCTTTAGATCAAGAATTTGATAATCTTGATCATAAATTAGATGCATTAGAAGATGCTGTTCTAGAAGAGATAAATCAGTTCAAAACTCATCTTCTGTCACTTACAGAGGAAGAGTTAAAATCGGTAGGCACTAATCTACCAGAATCATACAAAACAGAAATATTGTCAGAACTTAATAGTATGAAGGACGAGGTAAAGACTGCTCAAAGCTTGGTTTGGAAACTTCAAAATCTCTTAGAGGTAAGTTCAGATGATCCAGATGTCATCTGCAACACTATTGCAGATAAGTTGGAGAAAATTTCTGATATGAATGAAGAAATTTCTTATCTAAAATCAGAGATAAAAGACTTAGAAGAGGAAGTAAAGTATAAGAATGAAATACTTGAATCCTATAGTGATTTAGTAGAGGATTACACTCAAGTTCTTTGCAGAAATAAAGGTGTAGACTATTCTAGTGTAAGAGAACAACTTCCTGAGTCTTTAGATGATTCTGATTTAGATAGAGTTCATTCAGTTGTAGAGCGAGAATTTAAACGTCAGAAAAGATTTAAAAAACTGAACATGTCTTTAAGAGAAGAAAGGTCTTTCCAAGACACAGCTGAGGCAGAAATACCTGAAAGAGATGACGGGAAAACCGAAGATAGACGTAAATTAGGCGAAATAATACGACACGCCAAAAACTCATAAAAAATAACACAACAGGAGGAATAAACGATGAGTGAATTGTTAAAAGAAAGAAATAAATTTTATGATCAAAAAATGCCACTTGTTGAGAAGTGGTCAGATCATATTGAAGTTGTAAATGAAACATTGAGCGAAGATGGCAGTAGTATGCATACTTCTCAGCAGGTAGTATTGGCTACTTGCTTAGAAAATCTGGAGAATAGAATCAAGAGAGCTGAAAATATGTATGAAACGACTCAGCCTTCAGATATTGGACCTTTCAAAAAGTTTGGACTTGAGATCTTAACAGCTGTTGTTCCGAATATGATAATTAATGACCTAGTTTAAAAACGGGGTCTGCAACAGGTGACTGTTGTATAAAACTGGATGAATTGCTGGAAACCTATTTACGGGGGTTTTTATAATGAAGGATAAGGTAGTTTGTAAAATTTGCGGTGTAGAAAAGAAAGTTTTGACTCAACATCTTAATGTATCACATAGTTTAAGTAAAGAAGAATATAAGAAAAAATATCCAGATGCAAGTATAGTTTGTGAATCAACAAGTAAAAAAAGAGGTAAAGCTGCTATTGACCATTGGAATAGTTTAAATAAAAATGAACAAAAACAAAAAATTAAAAAATTATATACATCTGGTCAAAAGAAATTAAAAGAATTAAGAAAAAATCCTGATTTTTGTAATAAAATTAGTAATAAAATATCAGAAACAGTTCAAAGAAAGATGAAAGAAAACCCTGAATATAGAGCTAGGGTGAAAAAACAAAATTCTGAAAAAGTTAAAAAGTGGTGGGATAATTTATCTAAAGAAGAATTAGATAATTTAAAAATTCAGAGATCAAATGAAATGAAAAAATGGTGGAATGAAGCTTCTGAAGAAAAATTGAATAAAAGAAACAAAAAACTATCTATAGCAATGGTAAATAGATGGGATGATATCGAAGAAACAGAAGAAAAGGAGCAGATTTGTAATAAAATTGCAGGGTCAGTTGCAGATTATTGGGAGTCTTTAACTCCCGAAGAAAGAACTGCTCTTTTAGATAAATTATCTTTTAAAACATATAACGTAAAGATCGGGAAAGACAAATATTCTTTTAGAAGTAAATTAGAGATAAAAGCAGCTGAATACTTTTTTGAAAATGGATTTGAATTTGAATATGAATCGCTTTTTATACCTTATAACTATATAGGTAGAAAAAGAAACTACATCCCAGATTTTTATCTTCCTAATTATAATTTAATTGTTGAAGTAAAAAGTGAGTATACGTATAAGGAAGATATAGACACAACAAAAATGCAATCTGCTAAAAATTTAGGGTATTATTTTGAATATCTATATGATTTTGATAATTTACCCTCTATATTAAATAAATACCCCTTAGATTTAAATAGGCAATCAGCAGCCAAGCCTTAATCGGAATTTTAATAGATTAAGGAAGGTTCAGAGACTAGTGAATGAGTTATTCCAACAATAAGTCACAAATAGCGTCCAGCTCTCATATTTGTAATTTTAATATGAGATGATGATATAGTCCACCCCTAAAAGCAATTTTAGGAAGCGTTTCGGTTCAGCCGATGGACAACAGAGTTGGCGAGATTCGTTATGTTAAGTATTTATACGGTGATGATAAAGGTTCGGTAAGTGCTGGTGACGAAATTACTTCTGCAAAAGAATTTAGTGGAGGTAATTGGGAATATTCTAGCGAAGAAGTAACTGAAGAAGTTGCTTCTGTAGATGGATTTTCTGGATCTGAAGAAGAATGGAATCTTGCATGGACTCCGATAAGACCCGGTACTGTTAAGTTAACTTGGGATGGCGGAGAAATAACTGACGATGGTGATGGCAAGCTGGAAGGAGATAACATTTCTGGTGACGATAATGTTATCGATTATGAATCTGGTGAAATTACTATTGACGGTGATAGCTCTACATCTGAAGTTATATATGCTGAGTACAGGGCAGATTTTGAGACAGCTCCTGTAACTGCACCTAGAGTCAGCTTAAAGATTGCAACATTACCAATCATTGCTAAGACTAGAAAGCTAACTACTCTGTATAGTTTCGACGCTGCATAATCTTGGAAAAAGAAAGTGCAGAATAAACCTCGTTAATTGCTGGAACTTCCTTAGAGCTCTTAATGCTACGGTGCTAAGATGAAATAAACTTAGGTACTAATTGCTAAAAAATTAAGAGATTGGATGATCAGCAGCCAAGCCTCGAATAGAGGAAGGTTCAACGACTATCTCATCATGAGAGTAGATTCCAAAGGGAATCGAAAAGCGAGGTATTATATTATTGATTTAATAAGGAGAATATAAAAATGAAATCTCTAGAAGGTGTTGATTATGTAGTTTGTCCTATTTGTAGTAAAAAATTAAAAATAATAAACGTAAAACACTTAAAAGAGAGGCACGGGATGACAAAGGAAGAAGCTAGAGAATTTCAAAAAGGTATAAATTATATTAGTAAGAATTGTAGTAAAAAGAAGTCAAAAGCTCAAGAAGAAAAGTGGTCTGATTCTGAATATAAGGAGAAAGTCTCAAAGAAGATATCAAAAGTTAAAAAGAGTAATTGGACAGAAGAAGATTCTCAAAGACTTGCTCAATATAGAAGGGATTATAGAAATAATAACCCTGAAGAATTTGAGAAGTTTAAAATAAGGATGTCTAAATCTCATAAAAAGAAGATACGTAACGATGAGGATTATAGAGATGACCTTCTTTCTAGATTGAAGAATAAAAATACTAATTCAGGTTGGTACGAGTCCAATTGTTTAGGGAAAATTTATTTGAGGAGTGGATTTGAATTTAAAGTAGCTAGGTACCTCGATGAGTTAAGTATTGATTATTCTTACGAGGATTTAGTCATCCTGTATAAGTATAAAGGAGAGATCAATAATTACGTGCCAGATTTTTCCTTAGAAAATATAATCCTAGAAGTTAAACCTAAGAACAGGATAGATGAGAAAGTAAAATGTAAAAAGAGAAGTGCGATCAAAGAAGGATATGATTTTTACTTCATTACTGAGAAAGAGTTATCCTCCAAAGATAAATTCAAGAAGTTCATTAAGTCAATAATATAAGAATGATATAGTCTAGCCTTGCAGGAAACTGTAAGAGATTTACTTCAACTGAGTAAATCGTAATGTAAGCGTTGATCTACAGCAGGATTATATTTATAGTCCCGTTGCATAGGTATATGCGACTGAAAACTTCGTTAATTGCTGGGAATTCCTAAAGCTTCTTGCACTACATCACATAATTCGTAAGGATAGAGTGATACAGTTATAAAAAGTCAAGAAGATGTAACAATGGATAATCAGCAGCTAAGCATCTTAGAGATAAGATGAAGGTTCAACGACTATCCCTTTGTAGGGAGTAGAACTCAAGAGAGTTCGAAAAGCGAAGTGCCTAGAAATAGGTAATGATATAGTCTGGTCTTGTAGGAAACTACAAGAAGGACATATTTTAAATCGAATATGTTCGTAACAAAAACGTATGGTTTTGAAATCAATACAGAGCTAGTTGGACAGATTGCAGCTTCAATCAAGCACGAAATTGACGGAGAACTTCTTGATGATATTAGAAGGGCAGCACACAATGACGTATCTGATTATAGTTATAGTGTTCCTTCAGGAGTAAGTAGGCAGGAACATGACGATGCATTCTATAATCATCTAGTTGAAGCAGGAAATGAAATCTTTGACAGAACAAAGAGAGCTACATGGAACTTTGTTGTGATGGGAACTGGAGTTGCAAACGTAGTTGAAACAATGAGATCCTTTGAAAGAGCAGGAGACGCAACACCTGTTGGACCTCATCTATCAGGTTACGTTAATGGAATTCCAGTTTATAAGAATCCTTACTTCCCTAGCAACGAATATGTTGTAGGATTTAGTGGGGAGAACTTATTTGAATCTGGATGTGTATATGCTCCATATATGCCAATTCTATCTACTAGTTTAATTATGACCGAAGATTTTACCGGGCGAAAAGGCTTTGCGACATCCTAGAATCTAACTGGGTTGTTAAAAGTCCGTTAACTGCTGGAACACCTTTAGAGTTCTCGTTACCACAACATAGAGATGAAATAAACTCAAGTGTGATGGTTTGAAAAAACGAGAAATTAGGTAATCAGCATCCAAGCTCCGAATAGGAGAAGGTTCAACGACTAATTAGTAGGGTTCAAGAGAACTCGAAAAGCGGACTAATCTTCAATAGTTTAGACTGAAGATGAATGATATAGTCTGGTCTTGTAGGAAACTACAAGAGAGTGTGTGGAATCGACATACTCGTAACATGACGATGGAAAGAAAATTGTTAATAGCAATATGTATCAAAAAGGAGTCGTAACTGACCTGTAAATTTCAGATTTTAGACAATATTAACAAGTCGCAATTATATCTCATATAATAATATAATTTAGGAGAAGTTAAAATCGGAGTTGATCTCTTCGAGGCTCCTGACTACCTTAGATGGTTAGGAGCTACTTCTCTTAAAATAAACTTTCTAAGGAGGTTGTCAAATTGTCTAATATTGATGAAAATGGAGAGATAATTTGTCCTTATTGTGAAAAATCATATAAACTTTTAGCTTCTCATCTCACTAAAACTCATAATATAGATAAAGAAAAGTTTAAAAAAGAATATCCTGATTATTCTTTGTTATCTGATAATACTAGGAGTAAGATGAGAGGTCCTAAATCTGAAGAAGCTAAAAAGAATATGAGTAAAGCTAAGAAAGGCAAAAAGTTGAATCATCCAAAAGGATGTGCTTGTTTTATTTGTAAAGATCAATCAGGAGAAAAACATCCTTGGTATGGCAAAACAAGATCTGAAAAAACAAAAAGAAAAATAGCAGAAACTAAAAAAGGCGTATCACATTCTAATGATTGTAAATGTCCATTTTGTGCAAGTTCATTTGGAGAAGATAATCCAATGTATGGTATTACTGGTGAAGATCATCCTATGTATGGTACTAAAAGAACTGAGGAAACTAAAAAGAAAATGTCAGAGAAAATTAAGGAAATCTTTAATACAGAAGAAATGAGATCTAAAATGTCTAAAATCAGATCTAAATATTTATCTAATAGGAGTAGAGATGATTAC